GTTGCCATGGCAACCGCGCCGATATAGTGATAGCTGCCGAAGGCATCGCCGGTCAAAATGCGATAAACTCGCTTAGTTGCGCCCGAATCGTATAAGATCGCCTTTTTGTATGCCCGCCAGGTGACCGTATTATCGACCGTATCGCCGTCAACGTCTGTCTCCCAGGTGGGCTCGCCGGTACCCGATACCCCGGCCACCACACACATATAGACATGGTTGGCGACGCCGCCGACCGGTACAACGTAGGTGCCGACCTCGTAATTTTGAGAGGCCGCCCAGGCTATCGATATTCCGGATAAATTGACCGTTTGCCCCTGCATAGCCGAAACTATGTTGCTGACCGGAGACGGCGGGCCTTCCTCGCCCCAGGAGGTAACTATCGTCCACTCATAGGCAATCGAGCGGGCATCGCCGGTACCGCCGGCGCCCAGGGCCGCCGTGCACGCCGCGTGCGGGATCGGTGTCTGGATAGGATAAAAATTGACCGGATAGGGCGGGGTGCCGGTCGTTGCCTCGGCCTGGTTGGTCTTTTTGGGTATCCCGATACCGGTGAAATAGCGCCGGTTGGTCGTGTCGTTGGCGATCGGACCGGGAATGATATGCACCTCGGCGGAAAACTCAAACCAGTACGTTTCTAAGTATTGGTAAATGGTTTTAATGAGGACATCTTGCTGCGCCAGGGTCGTGTCGAGGAGTTCTTTTTTCCAGGGCCGCAAAGATCCTTTCAGTAAATTGACGTTGGTGGCCGCCTTGGCCATGTAAGGCTCTAATAGATGAGGCTCAACGGCCGGCATCATGCCCTGAAAGGCGTCAATCGATATGAGCATAGGTGCATCTCCCGTTTTTCTTGATAAAAACCTTATTACCCGCGACCGACCTATTTAGCCGTCCGCAAAACTTAAACTCCGGCCAATACTGCGAGCATTTGTGACAACGTACCGGTATTGGGCTGGCCGAGCTCATTAGGTGTTGCCTCGCGTCCAGATCTTCCCGCCTGTCACGACACCGGCCAGGTTCTTTAGATGTTGCGCGTCATACGCCAGGCAATAAGCGTACACACCTTCAAGGTCTTGATCCAAAGTCCAGGTTTCCCCGCCGTTAGTACTTACCCAAATCTGAGAATCGTTCTCGGTACCCGCAAAGATCCAATGGTTGACCGGGTTGTAAAGTAGGGAATGTATCTTCGTTTGGGGGTCGCCTTCGAGGCTTAACTGTTTTTTCAGTACCCAGTTATCCCCGCCGTCGATGGAAGTCCATATCGCCCCGAGGTTGCCCGTTCCCGCGACAATCACGTCGTTGTAGGCGTCATAACACAGGGAAAGAACAGAATAGTTAGAATTGTTTTCGTCTCTAAGATCTTTTACAAAAGCCCAGGTGTAGCCGCCGTCCATGCTTTTCCATAAGTTCGCCCGGCTTGCGGTCCCTGCCCAAAGCGTGTTGCGACTGGAATCAAAACAAAAAGCGTAGACGTAGCCCTGGTCGGTGAAATCGTTTCTAATGCTCATCCCCAAGGCCCAGGTATCTCCGCCGTCGGTACTTCTTATAAAAACAGCGTCCGAACTTGCAGATCCTCCGACGATATTATGCGTGCTGGCATCGTAACCGAGGGCTTTAACGGTGTTTTCACCATAGCTGCTATCGCTTAGGTCGGTTTCCAGGGACCAGGTTGCCCCGCCGTCGTCGGAGATCCAAATTTGTCCGTCCGGGAAAGTGCCCGCTACCAGGATATCGTGATAAGCGTCATAAACCAGGCATCTAATGGCGGTCTGAGCCGGCGATTCGTCGCTAAGATCTTCTAACAGCGTCCAGCTATCGCCCTGATCGTCGCTTTTCCAGATCTGAGCGTCATTAGCCGTGCCGACAAAAAGGCGATCCCGGCTCGGATCGTAGGCGCTGGACTCAACAGCTAATTGAGAGGGGGATTCTAAGGATAGATCTTGCGCGAGTGCCCAGGTTTCCCCGATATCGTCGCTTTTCCAGATCTGGCCTTTTGAAAAAGAAGTTCCCGCGATAAGGATATCATTTGCTGAGTCGTGAACCAGCGTTTCGACAACTCCGACATCTCCGGAAACCTTTAAGTCTTTCTCGAAGGTCCATGTATCTCCGCCGTCGGCGCTTTTCCATATCTGGCCGTCCGGGTAGGTGCCTGCAAGGATAACCTCGTTTGTGGAATCATAGACCAAGGCCCTAAGATTGGTCTGAGCGGTTACCTCGTTGCTCAAATCCTTTTTAAGCGTCCAGTTCGCCCCGCCGTCGCCACTAACCCAAAGCTGAGCGTCGTTGGCCGTGCCGACCACCAAGATATCATTGGCAACGTCGTAACACATTTCGAGAACGAGGGTCTGAGCCGGCGTTTCTAAGCCGAAGTCATGGCCGCGAGCCCAAAACTTTCCGCCGTCGCTACTTTTCCAGATAAGAGAACCGGCGCCCGCAAAAAGAGTTGCACGGCTTGAATCATAAGCAAAACATTGGATCGTACCAATAAAGTTTTCGATATCCGACAAGTCGATTTTCATATTCCATGTTTCGCCGGCGTCGTCGGTAAGGTGAATCATGGCGTTGCTGTTGCCCGATCCCACTACGACGGTGTCATGGTATGTATCGATGCCGAAGGCGCTGGCGTAAAAGTCTGATGGAGAATGGTCGCTAAGATCATATTTTAAGGTCCATGTATCCCCGCCGTCGTCGCTTACCCATACTTGACCGTCGTAATAGGTGCCCGCGAATATCAAGCCCGAGGTCGGATCATAAGCGAGTGCGACTATGCGCTCCTGGGCGGGCGATTCGTTGCTTAGATCCTTTTTTAAAGTCCAGGTACCGCCGCCGTCATCACTAACCCAAAGCTGAGCGTCGTTGCCGGTCCCGATCACAAACACCTTGTTTACGGAATCGTAGCAGGCCGCGTAAATATAACTTTGAGCCGGGATTTCACCACTAAGCGAGTGCTGCAGGGTCCATGGATCACCAGGTATCAAGAGGTCATAGGTCCATCCGATATCTTCGTAAACCTCGATATCGCAAGGCGCCCCTGTGATAATGTCCCAATACGGATCGGTACCATTAAACGACTTCCACCATCTTACACAGCCTGCAGGGCTGTCTTGAAAAACCTTCTCGCCGGCATAAAGAGGCGTTAGAATCTCGTTGGGGTTATAGTCGATCGTCCTGTTGGCGCCGGCTTGGATGATCGAATTGTAATGATTGGCATGCGTGCTGGCATAAATCAAGGTGCCTTGTGGCCAGGAGGCCGGGGCCGTTGTACCGCCCTGGCTGCGAGCGATCGTCAAGAAATTGCCAAAAGACGAATTGGCGATATCGACCTTGACCAGCTCCCCGTTGACCGGTCCGCGCAACTTCAAATAGATGTCGGCGGGCGCGGTTAAAATGGCGCCATACTCGTTCAAGCTGACCTTCATCGTGGTATCCGCCGTTAATATCGATTTTGAAAGGTGCGCAACGGCTTTATGCGTGAGTCCAATAACCATAAGTCCCTCTTTAGGTTTGGGCGTTCATTTCCTGCCATACGGTCCCGGTGGTATGTTTCCACCATCGGCCGGTTACACTCTGAAAGACCTCCTCGCCAAAATATTCGGCTGCCAGGCTGCCGTCCGGATCTGAGGTAACCGTGCGATAATCGCCCTTTTGCAGAAACGAATTGAGCATGTTTCCGCTCATCGTGTGCATAAGGTGTGCGCCGGCGCCAAACGATTGCGGCGCGGTCGGGTGCCTGGTGACTGTGAGCTGATCGCCTGCCAGGGCTGTTACCGTGATCCATTCGGATTTTGAACCCTCGACGATAACCGCCTCGAACGTCTCGCCTGCGCCGATCGGTGGCAGGGTCGCACCGTCTCCGGACTCCAAAGTGATCGACGTGTCTCCGGTGCCGATAGCGGAGTCGAGCCAGCCTTCGCCGTTGTTGGAAAATTTAAAAGTCATGGTATCGTGTCCTTACAAAACTGCGGGTTTTGCCGCGTTGAAATCCTTTAAACTTCTTTTGCATGGCGTAAATCATCTTTGACTCGTACTGATCCAGGAAAATGCCCGCGCTTTTCAGATCGGTCCAGGGCATATCGAGAATTGACTTTAGCCGCCCCTTGGCGCCGTCGATAACCATCTGCCTGAAATTTTCCCACAAAAAGCCGGGGACCTCAGTGGCCGAGATCAAAGGCGCGAATATCGCCCATACTTTTAACCCGGAGGTTAAGTCCGCGTCCGGGGTGTAGACCAGGCGAATCTTTTTGTCGAAGGTGACAAAGTACCGCTCGGGGATATCGGTAGTCTTATCGCGCCAGTCGGTCCGGTCTTCCTGTGTGTCGTCTTCATCGAGGGCCGTCTCAGAGGTGGGATCGATCGTTTTGCCGTTGAAAGTCGCCCGGTCCACGCCGACAATGTCCGCCCCGCTGGTTGCCAGTTGGTACTCAGCCGTATCAGCGACGACGTTGATCGCGTCGAGCTGCCCGGTCCAGAGCATTGTCCGCTCGCAAAGATCCCGACAGATATTGACGATCTCGCGTCTGATGATAGGGTTGGGCGCCAGTTGGGCCGCCGGGATAACCTCGGGAAACCAATCATCGACGGATACGACTGGGACGCTTGCCGGGCTCGCCGGGGTGCCTGTGCCTGTGCCTGCCATATTGCTTGCCTCCTTATGCTACGACTTCAATATCCGGGTTGATGAAGTTAAAGCCGGTCTTTTGGCGCCAAAAATAATACGTGCCCGCGTCGAGGTAAAAGGTTATTTTGCCAAAGGCGTCGGTCTTGCCGTTGGCAATTATGACCTCGCCCGCCGAATCGGTCGACACCCATACATCCGCGTCGCCAATCGGGGCGCCTCCGACCGTACTGGTCAATGTATAATCCCAAACAATCGCGCCCGCACTCGCGCCCTCGCCGGTGAGCCAAGCGCCATCGCCGCGATCGCGAATCGCCTCTAAGCTATCGGTGCCCTCATCAAAAGTGGCGCCCTGAATCGCTGCCAGCAGCGCAGCTATGGCCGTCTCGGCGTTGGATATGGCCTCCAGGCTATCGGTACCGGTCAAAAAGCCCGCGCCCTTGATTGCCGTCATTTCAGCATTAAAGGTTGTTAGGGGCAGGCCCGCGGCCTCTCGAATACTGGTCTGGAATCTCCACCCGTCGTTACCGGTGATCTCGAAGTCATTGGCCGAGGCCGTGACTTTCTGATTCTTGAAAGTAATCCGGATCGAATCGCCCGCCGCATATCCGCTGGTAGTGTCGAAAACCTCATCATAATAGACCATGCCGGCGACCTCTAAGCAGGCCGCCGCGTTGACGATGGTAGTCCAGGAGGTCCCGCCGGCTGCCTTGCGATCGATGGTAATAGTTCCCGGATCGATTTCAGCCAGGGCCGGAAGATCATCAACTGTATTGATAAGCCCCAGGGCCAGGCGCACATCAACCGTATTGGCAAGATCGATTGATACGGGGATAACCGGCTGCACGTTCAAAATATCCGATACTGCGCCGCCGCCGCCGGTGATCCATGCAATATCGCCTCGGGTCCGTATGGCGTGCAGATCGTCGTTGCCCGCTGACCAGGAGGTGCCTTTGATGTCCGTTAAATGCCCGGACAATACCGAATGGGCTGCCGGTATGGCGTCGGTGATGGTCTTGATTGCATCGATAAGCAGATCCAGGCGCCCGCCGTTGATCCAGTCGGCATGCAGGGCAACCGCCGCGTTTATCTGGAATTGGTGAGAAAGCGTGCCTTCAATCGTGCCGACCGTAGCAGACAAATAAACCGTGTAATGCTTGCCGGCCTCATATCCGGTGGCCGCGTCGAGCTGAATCCTTAGCACATAAAAGCCGGTGGTATTGGTATCATCCAGCTTGGCCAGGCTGCCGTTTTCAATAGCAGTTCCCGTATCGTCCTCATAGACGCGATAACTCGGGACCGAGTCGGCATCGGTGGCCGCGCCGGTTGCCGGTGTATGAGTGTTGACCGGGATCGTTAAATAGTCATCAATATTCCAAGATCCAAGATACATGATATTACCTCACAATTTGCCCGCCAAATATTTCGGAATGAATACCGCCGCCCGATATGACGCCAGGCCCGGCGCCGCCGGCGTCACCGCGCCCAAGTGTCCAGTTTAGATTTTGAATGTTTCCAGCCCATCCGTTTCCATTTCCTTGCTGAAATCTCAGCTCGATTCGACAGCTATCAGAAAATCCTATGTTATAAGGTTTAAATCCTGCCGGGTTTCCATCCCACTCCCACCCGCTGCCGACATCATAATAACACCAATGTTTATTGTCGGTTGCATCCCTGCGGATTCTAAACTTTCCAGAAGTTTCGCTTGTAGTGATAGAAGAATAAACCAAGTTGTTATATCTTGCCTCAAACCTAGCAGTGGTGACTTTATACCAATCAACGGCGATAATATTTCTACCATCGGAGATTCTAGTTACATACATGCCGAGCCAGTTGCCGGCCGTCGCGCCGAGTGCATTTGTTACATTGAATTCAAAATTGACATCATATCCACCATCCGGCGACGTATAATCTGCTCTTAAAATTGATAATTCTACGGGATAAGACGGTGAGCCAGAACCAGAATTATAATCAAGCCGTGTGCCTGAAGTCACCGTCATCCAACTATTATCATTGCGATTGATAGACCAATCGTCGATGAAACTATCCATCCGCCAACCTTCCTACGCTCTCCGGTACTTATTCTCTTTTTGCTGTCTGAGGCCTAAGTCCTGCAAAAACCGTTGATAATAGACCTGACTCCTGGGTGTGTTGCCCGGCGTGTCTGAATCGTCGTCATAGGCCATGTAAACCATGCCGTTGATGATCGCCGCTGCAAAGGTGTCGTCGATCGGGATGATTGCCAGCTTGAAATCGTCATTAGAATCCCACAAGACCTGTGCCGGCATCGTGGTGATACGGGTTAATAACTGATTGTTTCCCGTGGAACGTGGGTAAATCATAAACTCGACTTTGCTTTCAGGCACCCTAAACCAGTGTTCGACTGTGTCTGAGGCCGCAACCGCCTCCCACCCGGGTAAAAGCGCTCTCATAACGTCGAGCGTCGTCTCGCGGATCGCGGCGCCCGGAGTCGCGCCGGTTGCTCCCATATTCATTACAACGTCGACGATCTCGACGGCGTCAGCCGGGCATACTTGCCGGGTGGATGGTGATAGCTGCCAGGAGCGCGATTCGGTGTGCGCCCTGGGCACCAGGTTGATGATCTCCTTGACGGCCAGGTGGAATAGATCAAGGAGGTCCTGCTCGCTGTATTCGTCGTTTGATTCATCGAGAATCTTGCGCTCTGCCATGTTGATACAATGGCCTACTGTGGTGGTCGGCATCGGGGTACCTCCTTTATGTCTTTTTCATCCCGGACAAATGAAAGGTCAAGGCATCGGCCGTGCCCGCGACGACTCGAATCGTCTCGGGATTTTTAGCCGCGATTGGAATGGTTACCCTGCCGTATCCGGCCAGGGGCTCCGCATAGGCAAGCCAGTCCTCGGCGCTGGCCGCGCCCGCTGCGTCGGTGTGCGCTACGCTAAAGTTTGCCGACGTGCCTGTGATATTGGTGATAACCAGGTTGGCGACGATCTCCGCGCCACTGGGTACCGCGTAAAGCTCGTTTTCCGACGTGCCGGTCGGTGCGACGGCTGCCAGGCGCCCGTATTCGATTGTCATGGTGTCAGCTCCTTATATGATCGATTGCCAGTATGCGCAGGCCTCCAGCTCCTCGAATTGGTGATGGAGGTGGTAGGGCTGAGAATATAGGCCGTCGTGGTTATGATTTATCGCCGAATAGAGCTCATCGTGCTGGTGTTTGATCGCCGCGTACAGCCCGGCATGGTCGTGAACAACAAGGGCGTACATGCCTTCGATATTAACAATCTCGGCATACACGCCCGAATGATTATGGCCTAAGACCGAGTAAAGAGTTGCATGATCGTGGCCCGCGCTGCTGGCTGCGACAACGAGTTGATCGTTGCCGCGAAGATAGTCCACCAATTCATAATAGGTGATAAAGCGCTGGTTGGTGTCCTGGTGTCGACCTTCGCGGATCTCAATGATAGTTTTTAAGGCGATAAGGACATTACGCAAATCAACGTCCTCGATAAGGACATCAGGTATCGCCGGGATCTCTGTTCCTGAGATAGTCATTGATCTCAAACCCCTCGATAGCCGGATCTTCTTCCGGCATCATTTTATCCAGCTTTTTAGCGAGCTCGCGCCTGACATCGATCGGCCAGCGCATAACCTTGTCGCGGTTCTCATCGATGTAGCCGCGATAGGCCTCCTCGCCCATGAACTTGAATTCTTTGACCTTGGCGACCTTTTCGTCCAGGGTCCAGTCGAAATCTGTCAATGGTACCTTATCCGGTACCGCCGTTAAGGCCTCTAAGGCGTCGCCCTGGTCGTTGGAGGGCGGCGTCGGATCGGACTTTTTGCGTAAGATATTGCGCGTCATAGGCTCCGGGGTGGCTCCGACCGGCCCGGCCAGGTTTTTCGGTGCCTTGTATTCGCGATAGCTTTCCTCTCCCATGGCCAATAACCGCCGACGGTGAGCGTCTCCGCCGACGAAACAAACACGATCGCCATTCGCGTTTTTGGTGAACCGATAGCGCACTTGCTCAAAATCGACGAAAGTGTCGCTGTCATCTGATCTTTTGATTAGACATTCGATAAACATAGGTTTCCTCTCCTGTTGTCGGGTGTGTCGGGTTATCGGGATGCCCCTGGGAGTGTGAAAAGGAGAAAAGCTATCGGTGACCGCCCGACACAATCACTTAAAGCGAAACTCGCTCCCAGGGGCAAGGTGGATCTTTACTCGCCGTACTCTTTGCCTCTAAAAAACACCGAGGCCTTAATTCGCCCGGTAGCCGCGCCGGTACCCGGAGCGGTTGTCACATGATACACAACGTAACGCTCCTTATCGACGGCGACTTCCAGGACCGCCCGCCGGGCCGCGTCCAGATTGTCCATGCGAGCAACCCCGGCGGCCTGGCCCAGGTCGCTGTCTTTAATCAGCTCAGAATTTGCCAGAGCCGCAACGGCGCCCATTTCCATCAGCGCCAGATCGCCCACAAGGGCCGTGCCGGTGTCCAGGTCGTCCATTTCCAGCCGAGCATCGACAATGATGCAGCCGGGCGGAATTCGGGTCAATGCTACGACATCCTCATCGGCCAGGGCGGCGGCAAGATCGTACTTGCCCTCGACGACGTGGAGCTCTCCCGCGCTGTGGATTCCAGGCGTGGGGTTTTGGCTTGCTGCTTGCGCACTCAAAAGTAATGCCATGATAATTCTCCTTATAAAATTAACGTTAACGGTTATCGCCGGATCTTACGGGCCTGCTATGTGATTAAGCGGGCTGCTTAGCGGCGGTGTCGATGACGTACATCCCAAAATCCTTGCCGTTGAAAGTTACCTTTTTCACGGCGAAAATCGAGGACGTGGTGATGATTGCCTGGTTGCCGTTGTCTCGGCTTTCTTCATGCCAGGAAAAACGCAGCCCGGTACCGGCCGTACCAAAAGCCAGGACCATGGCTTGCTCACCCATAAAAAGGGCGCGAGCTGCCAGAACGTCATTGCCTGAGCCATAATCGCTAAACCGAATAACGCTCTCATGTTCGTGCAAAACGACGTTGTTATACATCCCCAGGGTGCCCTTGAAGATCGGGCTTTTGCGGCCCTCAGCGCCCGCAGCTGCTTTCTGCAGATCCAGCCATTGACCGGCTGCCGAGGCGGTGCGCACGTCAAAAACCTGCCAGGGATTCATCAAAACAACGAAATGACGCTCGCCGTTAATGAGAATGGGCTGAATTTTCGGCGTTTGGGTGTTGCCGTCGGTACCGGCTCCGCCGCCGCCCGATCCTCCGCCCATCATGGCCGCAACCGCAACGGCTTTATCGATCTCCGTTAGGGTCATTTTGTCGTCGGCGTCAAGCGTGGCCTTGGTTGTGCCGCCTGCATAAGCGATATGCTCGGCGTCCGGGGCGGTAAACGGGTTGTTTGCAAACCCGCTGTAAGTGGTGGGGTAAATGAAATCCGCGTTGATACCGCGAGCGCCTGAACCGTACATAAAAATCAGTTCATCAAAAGCACGCTGCCACCAGTCAGAAGACCGGCGCCTTGCGGTTTTTCTCAAAGAGTGAATCGTTCGCTTGCGGGTCATTCTGCCACCCGCATTGACACCGCCTCGCATCTGATCGATGTAGATACCGTCGGTGTAAAACTTCAGATCTTCCTCTTTATTTTCGAGGATATCGTCTCCCTCAACCGGCTGCATTTTGAGCTGCATGCTCAAATCAAAGGAAATGTATTCGCCGGCGTCGGTTTCCAGGTCCGTGAGCTGCTGGATCGGCATGGAGCTTTCTTCGCCCTCGCCCATGAACTTTTTGCTCCAGTAACTCTTTTTTGCAACGTCCACCGCCATAAAGGCGGAGTATTTTTTTACTGCTTTTGGATCATTAAGGCCTACGATTGTTCGTGCCATGGTTGTACCTCCTCAACTATTTTAGTTTTAGTTAACAGTTCATTTACAAAGTTGTTAATGCCACATTAACAACTGCCTTGCCTGGGGCGTCCTGCCCTAATCCCCAATGCCAGCTATGATTGAACTGGTCGGCTATGATTGAACCGACGGGGTACAACTATCTAACTACACAAGCGCCTAAGCGCGTTCGTCTTCTATCTTGGTCGCGTGCGACTCGGTTTCCTCGGGTACCGTTGTATTCAGTGAATCTACGCCCTTTCGTAATGGCCCCGATCCATCCTCTTTAAACATCGGATAGCAAGGGTCCGGCCGGGGGACGGGCTCTTTTTCCCTTAAAACATCAATGGCCAGCTCCAGCAACTTTAGAGCGGTCCTTCTATCGCGGTCGGTCATCGGATAAACCGGAGGGCCTGGCATAATCATTTTGCCTGGCTGAACCAGCGTATTTAATGCCTCAATATAAGCCTTGTTTTTTTCGACCTCTGAGTCATATTCAATCGGGTTTTCGTCTTTTTCGATCATTGGGCACCTTCCTTGTTTTTTGCGTCTTAACTATTTTCAGGTCCGGATCGGCGTCGATCGTCACGCGGATCTTGGAGGCCGTCTTGCGCTGAACGGAAAAAATGATCTCCATTTTGGCCAGCGAGCACGCCTCATGCCTACAAGTAATAGAAAGAACGTCGTTATCGGTTAAATCAGTGTGAAATGGCATCCGACTCCGCTCGGCCCTTGTGATAGATCTGTGGATTGCGCTTTGTACCGTCCGGACTCTCGATATGATCTACCATCCAGGGGTTTTCGCTGTCGATGGAGCTGTCTCCATACAGGATACCGTCAAACTCCAGATAAGTCGCCATTCGATCGATGATCGGCAAAATATAACTGTCATTGTTATTTTGGGCGCGGGTCATACACGCGATCTTGCTGACATCGCAAACCACATACGACCGGGTCCAGGCCTCATCGATCCAGTCGTCACGGCGCGAGGAGGTCACACTGCAGGCGTCTAAGACAACCTGGTCATGGCCTGCCAAAAACAATGAGCGCACAAACACCTTGGCCATGGCCCATACCATCGGCTCGGCTAACGGCTCGTATCTTTGGCCGTGCAGCGCTATCCGGATCTGATTGGGACACACGATCGGGTGCTTGAAACTGCGGGCAATCGTGCTTTTTCCCGAATAAGGCAGGCCAACCATTAAAATCAAATTGCTCATGTTGCCGCCTCATATCGCAACCGCTGCGCGTCTGACAGGTTGATAATGGCCTTTTCGTAAGACTCTCCGTCCAGCTTATCCAGCCACTCGAATTCACCGACGCCGTCGTCGATTTCGGCGGTCGGCTTGCCGCCCAAAGTTTCCGGAGGCGTCTTGCCGGCCTCTTTGGCCTTGGCCGCTTTCAGGGCCTCTTTTTTCTTTTGCTC